ATCGTCTTTATGATTTTTGATATACAAATACCGAGACACAATCCATAGAGCAAGGAGATGCTGTCGTTTGTATTCATGGATTCTCTTTACTTGTACGTCGAACATACTTGACGGATCAACAGATATACCAAGTGTCTTCTGTATGTATTGTGCTAGTTTATGTTTACCAATGAGTTTTGTTGCGCCAATCTTTTCGAGAACGATAGGATCATCAGCAAACTTCTCCAGATCCCCAAGACGAGTCATATCAGTAGCCCATCCATCACCAACACAATCGGTAAGAACTTCTGCAAGTGCTGGATTAGAATCTGCCAACCAGCGACGAGGAGTCACACCATTGGTTACATTGGTAAATTTATGAGGCCAAAGATCATAGAACTCAGGCATCAAGTTCTTAGTAATTAGATCTGAGTGAAGTGCAGCAACACCATTGATATGGTGAGATCCGACTGTTGCAAGATGGGCCATGCGGACAGATCTACCACCCGTCTCATCGATGATAGACAGTTTGCGAAGGATTTCTTCATCCCCTGGGTAGTGCATTCTGACAATTTGCAGAAATCTAGAATTGATTTCATAGATAATCTCCAGATGTCTAGGTAGAAGTTTTTCAAACAGACTTACACTCCACTTCTCTAAAGCTTCAGGAAGTAGTGTATGATTTGTATAAGCGATTGATTTGCTTGTAATATTCCATGCAATATCCCAATCTAAATGATGGTCGTCCATCAAAAGTCGCATAAGTTCTGCAACCGCGACTGATGGGTGGGTATCATTTAGTTGAACTTGATAATGATTATGAAACTCTTCAACAGGAAGTCCACGTTCAGAAAGACTTCTAAACATATCTTGGAGAGACGCACTGACAAAGAAAAATTGTTGTTTCAGTCGAAGTTCCTTGCCTTGATCCGTACCATCATTAGGATAGAGAACCTTGGAAATAGTTTCGGACTTAACACTATTTTCTACAGATCCTAGATAATCTCCGATATTGAAAGCCGAAAAATCAAATACATCAATCGCATCAGCTCTCCACAATCTTATTTTAGCACAACTATTGACTTTATATCCGGCTTGCAATACATCATATGGCACTGCAACAACATGTTTTTCGGGAACCCAACGAACTCCATGACCATCGTAATGTTCGACTTTTCCTCCAAATCCAACCATCACCGATTCATCAGGATAACAGAGTTCCCATGGCCAGTCACCATGCAACCAATTATCAGTAACCTCTACTTGTTGATTATCTCTAATTGTTTGTTTAAAGATACCATACTTATATCTAATACCATATCCTGTTGCAGGAACTCTTAGTGTTGCTAATGATTCAACATAACAAGCAGCGAGTCTTCCTAGTCCCCCATTACCCAGTCCAGGTTCAACAGATAGATCAAGAATTTCATCTAATTCATATCCATAATCAGATACGATATTTTCAACTTCTTTTCTGATATCTAAATTAAGTAAATTATTGCTCAACTGTGGACCAATTAAAAACTCTGCGGAGAGATATGCAACTTCTTTTTTGTGATATTTTTCCACAAGATGATTATCCATCATCTTATCTCTCACCGCATAACACAATGCAGTATAAACATCATGTTTAGTTGCATTCTGTGGACTTTTACCGAGAGTATAAATTAGTCTATCTCTTAACTTCTCGGAAATGTCGTTTTTAATTGTCATGACCTATTGCCCCATTTGATTTCTGGAAATGCATCAGATACATTCTTCTTAGTAATCTTATATCTTTCTTGGAGATTATGATCTTTAACCAGAAGAAGAATCTCGGCTTCGAGTGGATGAAGTCCTTCCAGGATACCAATAAACATGGTTTCTCTTTTCATAGAAGAGAGTCCATCATTACCACCCTTAACGAAGTTATAGAAATACTTATATTCTTTTCTAATAGAAGTCTTGCCTTGGTCTTGAGATCCTAACGATTGAGAACCAAGTTCTCCCATCATTTTTACAGCAGTATCAATCTTCTCACCCAAAGTTCCTGAGAAAGATGTTTGTTCTTTTGTACTTGCATAGGGGGCAACACCACTAGGCAACATTGAAACGACAGTTTCATCAAAGTTCCAAATCAAAAGAGTTTGCAAAGAAGGATCATTGTATTCTCTCAATACTTGAGCCTTCTTTGCATTCGTTCTTTGTTTTGATGCAAGATTTAGAACTTCAAAAGCGAATGGATTCGCAGGAAGTCTCTCGATATTATCAGAGACTTTAATCGAAGTAGCCATAATTTAAATCATTTTCTATTATTTATAGCTTAAATCCAGCGAAGGTATCTTTCTCAACGTCTTGTTTGATACCACCAACAACATAGGATTCTACTTCTGTTTCTTGAGGTGCAACCTGAAGACCCTTAGAAGAAATCCAGTGTTCAGTCCAAGGAAGGGGATTGTTCTTTGCAGGAATATCATAGATGGGTTTCAAACCAATCGCCTTCATACGACGATTTGCGATCCACTCAACATACTGTGCGAGAAGTTTGTCATTCAGACCGATCATAGATCCATCTTTGAACAAATACTCTGCCCATGCCTTTTCCTCTTCTACAGTTCTCTTGAACATATCGATGATTACGGATTCTTCTTCCTTAGCAATCTCTTCCATTTCTGGGTCATCCCCTTCGCGCCATTTGTTGAGGATGTTTTGAGTAATGACAAGATGCTGATTTTCGTCTCTTGCGATGAGAGAGATAATTTTAGCGGATCCTTCCATAAGTTTGAGTTCGCCAAACGCAAACGAGCAAGCGAACGAGACATAGAACCTGATACCTTCGAGAATATTGACATTGGCGACAGCACGATAAAGTTTTCTCTTCAGTTCTTTTGATTCCCACTTAGCGGTAGGAGAATCCTTGAAGTCTCCCCTCCACATATTACCAGTGTCATACTGATGTGCAGCTTCGACAAATTCATTGTATGCAGAAGTTACCGACTCTGCACGAGCAACAATCTTCTCATCATCTAGAATGTGATCAAAAACCTCACCAGGATCAGGATATACATTCTTGATGATGTATGTATATGAACGAGAGTGGATCATCTCCATAAACTCCCATACAGTCATACACGCTTCTAGTTCAGGGAGTGAACAGTAAGGGATAAAAGCCATCCCAGGACCACGCCCTTGTACACTATCCAGCATGATCTGGTACTTAAGATTGCTGGTGAAGATGTGTTTCTGTTCTGGTGCAAGAGTCTGATAGTCACCGCGATCTTTCTGGAGAGAAACCTCTTCGGGTCTCCAGAAGTAACCGAGTTGTTGTTGAGTGAGTTTATCAAAGACTGGATACTTGTATTGGTCATATCTCTGGATTCCCAGAGGGGCGCCAAAAAACATTGGTTGTTTCTTGGCATTTACGTCTGTAGATGTGTTTAATACGGTCATACCTTCAACTGACATTTAATTCCTCGGGGGTTGTGTTTAGATCTTGCAAGATTCGCAGTCGTCATCACTAGTTTCCATAATCAACTGTTCCAAAGCTTTAAGTTGATCTTCTTTTGTATCCTCTTTTATTTCATCTGTTTTGTTATCATAGGTATTCTGATAATAGGAAGTCTTCCAACCATACTTATATGTTTTCAAGAAGTCCTGTGCCATTACTGAGACGGGTACTTCATTGTCGGGATAGTTCTCTGGATTGTAGGACCAGTTTCCACTGATCGCTTGGTCAAAGAACTTTTGCATGACAGCAACAACATTGATATACCCAGTATTATCAGGCATGTCCCAGAGGAGAGTATAATTGCCTTTGTAGGTATTATACTGAGGAACGATCTGTTTAAGAGGTCCCTTTTTACTCTTCTTAATGGACAGGTATCCGCGAGGAGGTTCGATTCCGTTTGTGGCATTAGACACAACGGAACTGCTCTCCGATGGCATCTGTGCGGACAATGTTGAGTGCCGTAGTCCGTGGGTGGCGATAGATGTTCTAAGACCCTCCCAATCATAGTTCAACTCCTTAGAAGTGATCTCATCAACATCACTCTTGTATGTATCAATCGGAAGTTTTCCATCAAAATACTTCGTTCGATTGAAGTCGGTGCAAGGACCTTTTTGTTCTGCAATTTTACAGGAAGACTTAAGGAGGTAGTATTGGAATGCTTCGGTCAGTTCATGAACTCGATCCCAAGCTTCTTGAGAATCATACTTAAGACCGTTCTTCGCAAGGAAGTGTGCAAGTCCAATGAATCCAATACCAAGAGAACGACGTGCCTTTGTTGCAAGTTCTGCAGCAACTACAGGATAGTCTTGATAATCAATCAGTTCTTCTAGACCACGGACAGAAAGATCGCAGAGTTCTTCAAGTTCATCGAGATTCTTGAGTTTACCTACATTCACTGCGGAGAGAACACAGAGAGCAATCTCTCCAGATGCATCATCAATATGTCCGATAGGATCTGTGGGAAGAGTAATCTCTTGACACAGGTTAGACATATTCACCTTATCGATGAACGAGGAGTGGGAGTTGCAGTGGTCGATGTTCATGATATACAAACGACCAGTCTCTGCACGTTCTTTTAGGATGTCCAGAATGAGTGCTTGAGCTTTGATAGTCTTCCTCGGAATCCGTCCATCAGATTCATAACGTGTATAGAGATCATCAAACTCGTCAGTGCCAAAAGCATCGTACAGACCTGGGACATCGTGAGGACTGAATAGGGTGATGTCTCCATCTTGGATGAATCGTTCGTAGAAGATCTTTGAGATTTGGATTGAGTAGTCGAGTTTTCGGACACGGTTATCCTCTGTTCCTTTGTTGTTCTTAAGGACAATGATGTCTTCTATCTCTTGATGCCAGATAGGAAAGTGGACAGTCGCTGACCC